AGCCAACGTGTCGCCAATGCTCAGAAAAGCATCTTCCTCGAGCTCGGTACTAAAGCGCGTCAGCGTAGCCCATTTCTTTGCCACCATGTTGATCTGCGAGAATGAAGGATCGCTCTCAGTGATAGCCGAATTTTCCGCTGTGACAGCAACAGCGATTTTATTCACTGTCACGGGAATCAGCATGTCATCACGGATCATCGGCGCTACCATCGCAAACTGCCGAGCAACTCCCCACTGCTGAAT